GGCTGGCACGATCCAGGCCGAGACGGCCAAAGCCGCCGAGAACGCGGGCATAGACAAGGCCTGGGTGATGTCGCGCCTGAAGGAGGTGGCCGAGCGGTGCCTGCAAAATGCGCCAGTTCTGGACGGTCGCGGCGAGCTGGTCATGGTTGAGACAAAGGACGGCCTGATGGCCCCTGCGTATCGGTTCGACGCGAAGGGGGCTGTCGGCGCGCTGGTTCCTTTGGGCAAGGAACTTGGCCTGTTCATTGAGCGCAGCATCGTGCAGGTGTCGGCGCTGGAGTCGGCACCGGATGAGCAGGTAGACGCCTATCTGCAACAGGCTGCGCGTGAGCTCGGCATCAGCCTGCCGGCGGACGCCCCGAGGCACTGATGGCCTTGACGCATGAGCAGTACCAATCCCTCCCCGCCAAACGGCGACTTGCGCTGGCGCTGGCGGAGAAGATACGCCGGCTACGCGAGAACCGGATTGCGACCTATGCTCCGTACCAGAGGCAAAAGGATTTCCACGGGACGATTGCCCGCGAGCGGCTGTTTATGGCGGGAAACCAGCTCGGGAAAACGGTATCAGGTGGGTTCGAGGCGGCTTTTCACGCTACCGGCCTGTACCCGGACTGGTGGGCTGGCCGGCGATTTGACAGGCATACAGTCGGGTGGGCGACTGGCGTCACGAGTGAGTCAGTGCGAGACACGGTGCAGCGGGTGCTGCTCGGGAGGCCGGGCGAGTGGGGCACCGGGTCTATCCCAAAATCAACGATCATCGAGATTAAGATGGCACGCGGCATCCCTGACGCGGTGGATAGCGTCACGGTGCGCCACGTCACCGGAGGGACGAGCCGGATCGGGTTTCGATCCTACGAACGCGGCCGCGAGAAATGGCAGGGCGAAACGCTGGACTGGCTCTGGCTGGATGAGGAGCCGCCGGCCGACATCTACACGGAGGGATTGACGCGGACAAATGCGACAGGCGGAATCGTATGGATGACGTTCACCCCACTGCTTGGGGTGTCCGATGTAGTGCGTCGCTTCCTGGTCGAAAAACCGCAGGGCACCGCCGTCATCCGCATGACCATCGACGATGCGGGGCACTACACCGACGAGGAGCGGGCCGCGATCATCAGTTCGTACCCCGCCCATGAGCGTGAGGCGAGGGCGAGGGGCGAGCCGACGCTCGGGTCTGGCCGCATCTTCCCGGTGGCCGAGGACGTGATTCGTCATCCGCGCATCGTCATCCCGGCGCACTGGCCGCAGATAGCAGGGATCGACTTTGGGTGGGATCACCCGACGGCCGCCGTGCGGCTGGCGTGGGATCGGGACAATGACGTGGTGTACGTCACGGCCACGCACCGATTGCGCGAGGCGACCCCGCTGCTACACGCGGCGGCCCTCAAATCGTGGGGCGACTGGATGCCGTGGTCATGGCCTCACGACGGCCTGCAACACGACAAGGGGTCCGGCGAGCAGCTGGCGGAGCAGTACCGTCGCCACGGGCTTGGCCTACTGCCAGAGCGTGCGACATTTGAGGACGGATCGAACGGCGTCGAAGCCGGTCTGATGGCTATGCTCGACCGGATGCAGGCCGGCCAACTGCGCGTGTTCGATGACCTCGCGGAGTGGTTCGAGGAGTTCCGTTTGTACCACCGCAAGGCCGGCCGCGTGGTCAAGGAGTCTGACGACCTGATGAGCGCGACCCGGTACGCCATCATGATGCTGCGCTATGCCCGGACGCAGCCCGGCGAGCATTCTGCGCGGCGAAGGACAAGTTGGCGGGTAGTCTGACCATCGCGCCATCCGTAGTGTGGCCCCATCAAACAGCGGGGCTACGCATGACCGATCTATCCACGATCCCTGGCGTCGATTCGCTGGGCGACAGGATCATCCAGCGGGCGGTACCACAAGACCCGAAGATGACGGTTTTTATCGCAAACGCATGTGTGGATGGCGTAAAGACAGAGCCGACACTGATCGTTGGTCGAAGAAGCATGGGTAAGGGCCGTTCGTTTTTCGTTCCGCTCACATCGGCATGGCAATACAACGAACTGTCCCTGATCGACGACAAGGCCGAATTGGCCGCTGCCCTGCTGTATGGGCCAAACCCGTCTCGTGGCGAGTGCCGTATCTGCGCGGACGTAATCCTGCGCCACCTCCCCGAGCTATTCGGATTTGCCCCTGACGGGCCAAAGAAGGCCAAGGACATCGAGAGGCTGCTAGAGCAGCACAAGGTCAGGATCGAGGACGGCGAAGGCCGCGTCTTACTGGATGCCAGCGCATGAACAGGGACAAGACGCTCGAAAAAATCACAGGCTGGTTTGCCCGCGAGCGTGATGAGCAGGCCGAGAACAGGATCGAGCGTGCTCTCGACGAGGATTTTGAGGACGGGGATCAGTGGTCGGCGGATGACCGTGCCGAGATGGAGGCCAGGGGCCAACCGCCGCTGGTTTTTAACGAAATCAAACCGACCATCGAGTGGCTGCTTGGCACCGAGAAGCGCACCCGCACTGACTGGCGGATCGTCCCGCGCACCGAGGATGACGTAAAGCCTGCCGAGCGAAAGACAAAGCTTTTCAAGTACATTTCCGACAAAACCGGGGCCGAGTACCAGCGGTCGCTGGCTTTCGCGGACGCGGTGCGTTCTGGTGACGGATGGCTCAAGGCAGGGGTCAAGCTCGATGAGAATGGCAGGCCGGACATCATCTACGAGCACTGCTCATGGCGCGAGTTCTGGCCTGACAGTCGCAGCCGCAAGGCCGACATGAGCGACGCCCGCTACCTGCACCGGGCGCGGTACGTCGATCTGGATGACGCGCAGGCGCTATTCCCCAAGCACACGGAGGCCTTGAAGTCCGCAGCCAAAAGCGGCACGTCCTTGTATCAGGACGGCATGGATGGTGCCCTTGAGGCGGAGTTCGATTCATCGTCCATGATCCTAGGTGGTGGAGACGATCGGCAGTTGGTGCGCCTTGTTGAGACGTGGTATCGGGAGCCAGCCGTCCGCAAAGTGCTGCGCGGCGATGGCCCGCTTGACGGGCAGGTCTACACGCCAGAGGCCGACCCGCTTGTGGGGACGGTCTATGAGGTGGTGTCCACAATCAGGCAGGAGGTCCGCGTCTGTCTGTGGGCCGATGACACCCTCCTTCACGACGGGCCCAGCCCGTACCGGCACGGCCTGTTCCCATACGCCCGCGTGGTCGCCTACCGCCGCAAGAAGAACGGCGCGGTCTACGGCGTCATCCGTGCCCTGCGCGACCCGCAAGAGGATCTGAACAAGCGACGCTCGAAGGCGCTGTACGCCATGAGCGTCAGGCGCGTCGTGATGGAGAAGGGCGCTGTCGATGACAAGGACGCGCTGGCCGACGAGGTGTCTCGTCCCGACTCCATCATCGAGCGCAACATCGGGCGTGATCTACAGATAATCGAGAACGGTTCACTGGCGCAAGGCCACCTGGATCTGGCAGCAGCGGACAGTGCTTACATCAGGCTGGCGTCCGGCGTGACCGGGGAAAACCTGGGCCTGCAAACCAACGCGACAAGCGGCCGGGCCATCCTCGCCCGTCAGGAACAAGGGGCTGTCGTCACGACGAGTCTTTACGACAACCTCCGACAGGCAACACAGATTGGCGGCCGGATCATCCTGTCGCTGATCGAGCAATACATGACCGAGCGCCAGCAAATCCGCATCGCGGGAGAGCGGGGCCGGGACGAGTTCGTTGTCGTCAATGACGGCGATCCCGACAACGACATTGCCCGGCACATGGCCGATTTTGTTGTCAGTGAGCAGGACTGGCGGGCCTCCAGCCGGCAGGCTATGAGCGAGGAGCTTATCCGTCTGGCCGGAACCCTGCCGCCGCAGATGGCGCTTCTGATGATCGACATTTCCATTGAGATGATGGACATCCCGAACAAGGAGGAAATCGTCAAGCGGATCAGGAAGGCCGGCAACCTCCCGTCACCCGACGCGACGACGGAGGAGCAGCAGGCCGAGCAGCAGGCGCAAGCGCAAGCATCGCAGGCGCAGGAGCAAGCGGCGCAGGAAGAACGGCAGGCCGCGCTCGCCAAGTTGCAGGCCGAGGCAACGCTCGCCATGGCGCGGGCGCGTCAGGTGGACGTGACGGCACTGTCGGCAAAGTTGGTCAGTCTGCGCGAGGCCATCGTGACGGCAGCCGCCGTGTCTGCCGACCCGATACTGTCGCAGTCGGCGGACGAAATACTGGCGCAGGTGGATGCACTTTTGCTTCCTGACCAACAGGCAATGCGGTCAAGTGTGACAACCGAACAGCCAATCGCTGGAGCGTGAAATGGGCAAATATGACGACCTGACCCCTGAAGAGCGCGACCTCCTGACGGAGTTGCATGAGGAGATTGCCGCCGAGTCCGACGTCGACCTCTCTGCCGACGCGAGCAAATCGGCGGAGCAGGAGGCACCAGAGCAGGAAGCGGCGGCACCCAAGCAGGCAGACGACGAGAAACCGCAAGAGGTTTCCACGCAAAGCCAGCCGGGCGCGATTGCCCTTGAGGCCGACGCATCGGATGCCGAGCAGGCGCTGACTGACATCAGTGCCGAGAAGGCGGCCCTGCGCAAATCGTATGCAGACGGCGAGATAGACCGTGATGCCTACGACGAGAAGATGGATGCGCTCAACGAACGGCTGATGGATGCCCGTCTCCAAGTCAAACAGGCCGAGATGTATGCAGACATCAGCCGGCAGACCCTCGTCAAGCAGTGGCACTCCGCCATAGACCGATTCATGGGCCGGCCTGACAATGCCGCGTTCCGCGAAGGCCCGCTTTTCAATGCACTGGACGCCGAAGTCCGCCGCATGAATAGCGAGGAAATGGACAAGTTCCCCGACCACATGGAGCGGCTGGCCGAAGCCCGTCGCCGCGTGGTCGCGGCAGCCGAAGCGGTCCTTGGCCGTAAAGCCGAGCAGCCCGCCAAGCAAACCCAAGAGCAGCTGCCGAAGCTGGACATCCCGCCGAGCGTGGATGATGTGGCGTCGGCGGCCGATGACTCTGATGGCGAGTTTGGGTATCTGGATCGCCTGGATGGCGCAAAGTTCGATGCCGCATTCTCGAAGCTCTCACAAGAGC